GTCTAAGTTTAATGTATAAATTAAAATTTACTGAAGACTGCTCCCCTATTAGGAGGTTCTTCGTCTTCACTATCTTCTTGGTGCGCATTGACTTCTTCTACTATTTCTTCATCCTCACTATCAACAAAAAATTCAGATTTCTGGTAGTCATATTGTTTGGATCTGTTCACTAATTCATCGGCGAGACATAAACCGGCCGAGTAACTTTCGGAGACGATGCGCGCCATATCTTCAGCCTCTCGGGGTTCACCGTCAGGGGAGATACATTCTTCCAGAAGTTGATTGGACACCAGAAGAGCTATTATTTTTTCCAGTTTTTTATTTGTGAGGGTGAGGTTCTCAATAACCTGTTCCTCAAAAGGAGTCATTTTGTTCTTAGCGGGCGATGTCATAGGGGAAGAGGAGGTAGTTGATCAAGTCGATCCCAATCAAGTGCAAAGGATACTTGAGTCTGATCCATCCACTGATCAGGGGATCGGAAGATGAACCAGCAACTCGTGACTGAGTCTTTAGTAGATCCTATGGCACGGAACCGCGGACGTGGATTGAGCACAATCATATTAGAGAGTTTATGAGTAAGCAAAAAAGTTCTTCTTTTTGCAACAGGTTCAATAAAGGAAAGCCTATCTAAGACTGCAATTCCCTCTCTGGAAATTTGCATCCCATATTCCAAGATGTGTTCGCTGTACTGAGATAGACCCATGGTGCATGCGATCACCCAGTCGAATTTATTGCGGTGATCAGCCCACCAGCAGGGATCAGTTAAATTATGCTCATCATCATTCTTTTCTACGGTTAGACCCTGGCTCTTAAGTTGTTCGCTTAATATTCCCAGCGGGTCAAATGGTACTAATGCCGTGCCATCAATACATGCATGTACTTTGAGAGAGCGAGTAACCCCATCGGGGATACTATAAAAAGTTTCCATATTGATCATGATGAGATTCACTAGAGCTTAGCACTTGATTGTTTCCATAAAAAAAAGGGGACGTTTTACCGTCCGCCTTTTAATTTTTTTTAATTTAAAATTCGATGCCTAGAGCTTTGGCTTGTTCCTCACTCAATTCAACTGTTTTTTTATCCTTTTTTTTGGAGGCTGAAGGAGGGGTTTTATCCTCAGTAGATCCAGAAGTTGGGAGACTCTTTCCAGCAGAAGGATTGTCCAGCGTATGATTCGGAGGAGTAGGATGGTCAAGCGCAAATTGGGCTTTGATTTCCGCGTGATCTTTCCCAAGTGGTAACTCAACCAGAGCCGATCCAGGAATGTGAGATCGGAGTGCACTTGTGAGGGAGGTAGGCCCCTCTTTA